TTTTTACCAACAGATGGAACAGATGGGATTTCACAAAAAGGGATAGTTAAACCTTAAAGTGTCATATGTTCAATGTGCAAGTGCATAGATGAAATTTGTAACCAATAGAAAATTCCTGCAAGGGGTGACCCCTGCATTGTAAAACTATCGATAGTAATATCATAAATGCAGAGATAAATCTCCTTGCAACGACCATAAGGCCGCTCCGGAAGGCACATTCCGGACTGGTTGCTCTTATATTATTTGTAACCCAAGAGCAGGGTTTTTAACCTAGAGGCCTAAGGAGGCATAGGTACGACGATCTCATTCCTGTAAAGGATGGGACAACCGGTGAAGAAAAAGAGTGTAAAGTCTTCTCCAACAGATTTCCAACTACGCAAGTAAGCGTGTTTGTCAAAAACATCACCAGCTTGTGCTGTAGAACCGTTCACTGTAATAGAGATAGCGTTCGATTCAGACAAGTTGCCAGCGTCAGCACTGGGTAAGCGCGCTGCGCTAAAGCGAACCCCATTGTAATAAGGTGTCTCAACTTCAATAGTATCATTGACGCCTAAGTTAGTTGACGCAGCACCTCCAGTAGTAAATTGGGAGGTTAGATACGTTAAACTTTGAGATAGCGCATTTGAATCAGCTTTGTTCAAGAAGGCGCCAAGTTCGTAAGGAGCTGTAGTATAGCCGATACGAGTAACAGTGGGGTTTTTGCTCAAATTTCCCTCGAACGTGTATTTAGTTCGGGTAGCGCCTCTCCAGCCTGCATAGCAAGGCATAAAGAAGTGGAAAAAATGAGGGATACTGATTGAGCATGGGACTGCAGCAATGGTGTCAATGCCGTTAGGGTCCCAGCCGGGCCAGTAACCAAGCCCGTTCTCCCGAATGGTAATCACTTTCATGATACCAGAATCGGGTGGTGGTGTAACTTTGGTCCTGTGTAAAACATAGCGGCGAAAAAGATCGCGCAAGGACTTCGGTTGTTCACCAAAGAAGACATTCATCGTCTGGTCCGCCACAACACCAGTTGGTGCGATGGCTTGAATAGGATCAGGTGCGACGGGGGAGTCTACAGCCCCTTCGGAAGTGCCAGCGATGGCAGCTCCGTCCACAATACCAGACTGCGGCTCATAGATAGTAGCGAGCTGTGCAGCTGGCGGTGTTTTAAAAATCGATAAAGCTTTCATGGCAGTGGTGGAAATACCGCCAAACTTAATGTCATCGCAACACGAAACGAAAACATTGATGCTGATTGGAGTATCAGTAGCTGGAGATACCAGCGAGTTTAGTACATTGACCTCCAAAATGCCGTTGAACTTCTCGGCGTACGACGTGGGTAAACGAGTAACACCAAAAAGATCTGATGTGTCGCCACGCATTTGTTCAACCTGTAGGAATGGGGAAGCTTGGCCCCAACCTATTTCGATCTCGAAGTCTTCATCCTCGGCAAGATCGATAACACGTGAGTATACAGTGTTGTACTCGATGTTCGCCCCATGTGATCGGGGGTCCCAACGAAACAACAATCGTCCCTTGTGGAAACTGGACTTCACGATTTGAAACCGAAATTTAACGGTACCTTGCCAATTAGTGAACGGCGTAGATATCATAGACATCGGTGTGGGATGTATCTCGTCCTCTCTAGTCCTGTATAAACAGGGAGAAACACGAGAATTCCAGAGTAGTTTGTCTGGAGTGTCAGAAGTGGTCATCGTAAATTGAGTTAAGTAGGACTCACGATTCGCAATATTGACTATATCCATTTGATCAGTGCCATCGAGTCCGGTAGTTCGGGAGTCGATAGTTAGTTCCTGTTTGGAATCAAGAGACAGTTTCTGAACAGCATCAGCCGCATCAGTATTTGCCATGTTCCCAGTAGGATTGGGTTTTTGGAGCACTATATCAGTAATGATTGGGGGTCTGGAATACCCCCAGTGAGTAGCTAACTCACCAACACCTTTAGCAACCATTTCAGTCGCTCTAGCGTAAGGTGCGATGATAGGAACATTTGTCAACTGCCCAGCCGCATGCGCAATCGCAGAAGCTGGAGCAGAGATAATGCCCTTACCATATTCATCTCCAGAGTTCATCTTACCAGCTTGTGGCTCATAAGTGAGGGAAGTGAGACTCGTAGGCATCGTCAGAACAACATCGGACGCCCAAGCATAAGCAGTAACAGTCACAGGATCGTCACCACCGTTAGCATGTCGTAAGACGTCAAAACTTTTAAGAGTGATGTCGCCCATACGGGTAGAGTCAAATTCGGACAATGACATATAATTTTTATGGTAGAAATAAGGTAGATCGAGTTGTCCACCAGAGTTAGTAGTTGGGTTCAGGAAAATATGAGGCTTTTGTGAAGCCTGTACTAGGTCAACATCCAAATAGTTACGTTGGATAGTGATCTCATCGAACAAATACGGGTTGTAAGACGCAAGTGCTCGACCATAGTGAAAGCCTGTCCCTGAGATAACAAATTTAACATGAAGGTTCATTCGCAATAGTTCATAGTGAGCGATTTTCTCCTTGACTCGGGGATTAGACATAAAGTCGACCCAAGGGTTAAAAGTTGTAAACAGGGGTTGACCCATAATCCAGGGTGCTTCGTGAATACGTATGGGACGTTCCAAAAAGTTTCCTAAATCAGAATCAGAGTTGCTAGATAGATTCATAGTGGCATCGGAACCTCCTTTGATACAGGTGGTCCAGCCAGCTTCCTGGTCTGAAAAGGCTGTGATCTGCTCAGTGGCAGCAGCAGAGCCTTCCATTTGTGAAATCCCAACCTCTCCAGATTGGGGCACATAAGTGTAGAGTTTATAGTCCTCCACAGACTTTTGTTTTAGAGTAAAGTTGGTAAGGTATTTTTATTTACACGGGTACAAAGCTCACCTCAGAGCGATGTCCTGTCTCTACATTGGTGGAGTGGTAGGACCTCCGCAGCTAAATAGCCACAAGCATTATGCTTCCCAGATATACACAAGCGTCAGTCTATTTAAGGGGTAGACACTAAGGTCGACTGCCGTAATCAGTATGTACAGCTCATTTTTGGTTTCACATAAGTCACGTTGACACATGAGTGCGCCTCCGAACAGTTTAAGGACATGATGGTCAGATATATAAACATAAAACAATAATAATACATAGGTTAAAATCTAGCTATTCTAGAATTAAACCTCAAGAGGAACATATTTTGTCTTCCATGCTTTCACACGGTCGTCAAATGTTTGGTCTAGGGTAGTACAAGGTAGATTCTCAATACGAGCGATTTCTTTCATTTGGGCAAGACGAAAGTCAAAGACTTCGCGTCCGTGAAAGAACCATTCGCGTAGAGCACCATCGATGTTGGAAGTTGCAACTTCGAGGGCAGATTGAGTCGTAGGTTTCAAAATACTGTGCAAAGATTTAAAAATACTTTCTTCGTCCAGTTCACCTACATAATGACCCAAGTCTTCATCATACCGATCCTTTCGTTTAAGGAAATCGGCACGCTGACGTGACATAAAAGGGACAGGATCAGATTCCTTGTCGGGCATGGTAAACTTCATATCATTCGCAGCCAATAAATTGGCCATCGAACAATGGTTAAAGCGATCATACCCTACACGGACGGATCCTTTCGCATCGTCTCCATAAGTGGCAAGTGTTACCAAGTCACGAAAACGAGCAGGTCTTCCCAGACCAAGTTCTTTCCCTATACGGATCAAATCTTTTTCAGAATATTCATCAAAGAAACAGATACGATGGAGAACGGAGTTAACGATACTGTTAATGTAGACAGTAAGGTTTTGTCCAGATGGGTTAGTACCCAAAAAGCGCAGCAAGGTGCCATTATAGGCAACCAAGGGAGTGCAAACTTCATGGGCAAGAACACGCATCCTCTTTAGTTCTTGGTCAGTGTAGTTACCTGACCATTTAGCAATCTCAATCATAACGGAGAAAGCTGATAGGGTAAGTTGTGCAGGCATGCGAAGATCATATTTAGAATAATCACCAGCAATGATGCGGTCCTCACCAAAGTGAGCCATGTGACGGGAAAGTTCATCCCATTGAGGCCCATGTGCATTTATACCCACAGCACATTCAGAAATAAGAGGG